TGCCAGTCAGGGCCCGGGCCGCGGTCCGGTGCCCCCAGGTGGCCGTGCGTCGCAGGGAGCTGTCGATAGACTTGGCGGAGGCCGGCAGCAGCCCCCGGAAGATGTGGCGTGCGCGCTGCCGCGCGTCGAGTGGATGGGGTCGGGCCCGCAGCAGGCCGAGGGCCTGGGCCCAGACGCCGCCGATCGCCCGATCGACGGAGTTGGCCGCGGCGTCGGCCCGCAGCGACGCGTCAACCTGCCTGGCTCGCGCGCGGGCCGCAAGTCGCGACGATACGAGATTGCTTGGCATCCATGCCCCTGCCGTAGAAAGCCCTGATCTTGGCCAGGGCGCCATCCCTGATCTGCTTGACTCGCTGCTTGGTGATGCCCATCTCCGGGGCGATCTCCTCCAAGGTCAGGCCGCCGACGTAGTAGCGGTCTAGCACATATTGCCACCTCTTCGGCAGAAACCTGAGCGCCCCACCGAGCAGCTCGGTGGCCTCGTGCGCCTCCGCCTGCTCGCCCGGGCCGCCACCTATGCCGTCGGTCGCCCCGTCCCACTCGTCGAGGGGCACGGCGTGCCAGCAGGCCTTCTTGCGGTTGGCCATCGCAGACATTCGTCCCCAGGCGCTCGCGTGCGCGTAGGTGATGAACTTGCAGCCCTGCGCCGCGTCGAACAGCTCGGCCGCGCGCATGAGGCCCAGGACGCCCTCCTGGAAGCAATCCTCGACAGTCCCGAGCCGCTTCCCCGGCCCCGCGGCCCAAAACTCGTTGGCGATCTTCCACACCATCGGAAGGTACTTCACCACGACGGCATTGCGCGCCGCGGCTCGAACGTCCGTGTGCTTCAGCTTCCTGCCCAAAACTCGCCCTCTAAAACAGCGGCGGACGATCCCGCCAAGAGCCGGCCTGCGCGTTCGGCGGCTCTTCAACCTCGGGCCAGAATCGCTCCAATATCCAGCCTGCTGGCACTTCCGGGAACTCTTCAGATTGGATGATGAGTTCGAAGCACAGCGGGCTTTCGGAGAGCGTCCGCGCTCGCACCACAACAGCGTCCGTGGGAAAGTTGGTGATGCGCAATCGCCCAAGAAGGATCGCGCTAAACTCGGCGCCTGGAATGGTCGCTAGCTTGATGCGGCTCACGTTCATGCCGGCTACTCCTTGGGCATTGCGGCCAGAATCGTCTTGAGAAACTCCTTGGCCGCGGCGAGGATCTCCTCGTCAGACATGGCGTGCTCGGCCGACTCCTTCACCTTGCCGGGGTTCTGGGTGCCGTGATACTTGGTCCACACGTGGGCCAGGCCGGTCATCGCCGCAACCGAAAGTAGGGTCACTGGCGTCGGCGCTGTGATTATAGCCGTGGCTACGATCGCCTTCGCCCAGCGCGGCCCGTATTTTTTCTCGGCCTTATTGTAGATGTTCGCGACAGCCTGCTTGGCCTTGCTGGCCACCTTCCCCGGCAAGGCCTTCATCTTCGCCACCAGCGATGGCTTGGCCAGCGCGTGCTCGGCATCGGCGTGGACGTCGGGGCCGGATCCGCCGCCGGTCGAGCTGAACTTACCGCCGTCGCGCTTGATCTTGCCTTCGTCGAACGCCTCCTGCAGCCGGCGGACCTGGCGGCGCAGGCGTCTGATCTCGCGCGACTCGAATTGCGGCGGCGAGGGGTTGCCGGGGTCGTCGTCCGGCATCGGCAGGGGATTGCCCTGGCCGCCCATGCGATCCTGGTACTCTTCGTTGTTGGCCTGGACCAACTCGTGGTCGAGGCCGCGCTCCATGGCAGCCGTTTGCCGGTCCTTCACGCCGAGGGGGATCAAGATCTGGTCTTCCTGGGCGCGCTGCAGATCGTCGCGCGTGACCACCGTTGGGGCCTCGACCTGGATCACGACGAGCGTCAGGGCCTCGGGCGGCAGCCGGCCGCACTCCACCGCGTGCCGTACCGCGCGCCAGACGCAGATCAGGTAGGCACCCTTGAAGTGCTCCTGGTCGCATTCGCCGGCCCGGACAAAAGGCGTGCCGGCCTCCCGGGTGGAGGCGTAATTGCCGTTACTGGCATCACCGGTCATGTATTCGGGGGCGCAGAACCCAGACGAGGCCTGGCGCAGATCGCCCTGGACCGCCTGCTGGTGCTCGGGGACGCCTGTGGCCGAGGCCGGCGGTACCAGTGTCTGGCCGGCGGGGATGCGGCGGACCGTGCCCGGGCGAATGCGTTCGGAGAGCTCGGTGCGGCCGGTGATCGGGTCGGTGCGCTCGGTCTCCTTCAGGCCGGCCGCCAGCGCTGTGAGCTGGCTCTGGCTGGCGGTGGCGTACTGCCAGATCTCGGCCGTGGCCGCGCGGATGGCGGCACCGATCGAGGAGTTACGCTGGAGCTTGGCGGCCCGCTGGAGGGCGTCGAGGGTGTCGAGAACGAAGTCGGGCAGCCCACGCTTGGTGGCCGCGTCCTCGTCGACGTTCTTCACGTGGACCATTTCGCAGGCGGGCACCAACTCGCCCAGCATCGTGTCCTTGTGGGCCGTCGTCGTGGGGTCCTGATAGACGACGTGATACTCGAGTACGTCCTCCACGTCCTCGAACGGCTCCATGTTGTGGCGGATGCCAAACGACCAGCCGTCCTGCTCGGTCACGCCTGGCGGCTGCCGGACCTGCTCGGGCTCGACGAAGCGGCACTTGGTTCGGCCGTCCTGGAGATAGAAGAGACGAATGAATGCCTCGCCGTCGCGCCGCACGCGCCGGAAGCCCTCCCGCTCGCGCGAGCAGGCCGGGCCCTGGTGGTCGGCCATCGGGTCCGTCGACGTGTTCCAGCGGTTGATCGACAGGAACTCGTCCACGACGTTCTGCACCGCGGCCACGAGCTGGGTGAGTTGCTCGGGCTCCTGGACGCCAGGCTCATCCGGGGCGGCGTCGATCTTCTCCTTGGTCTGGGCCTTGTAGCTGTAGCCCTTGCCGATCACGGAGTTCGTGAGGTTCTTGAGCAGGCCCTTCGCGAAGTCGTTGGCCTTGACCAGGAGGCGGGACTGCTGGCGGAACCTGTCGAGCTCGACCTCGGTCCGCCAGATCGGGTAGTTAGCGCCCTTCTTGCGGTCGCTGGGCAAACTGAGAGGCACCCAGCCCGGCTCATCGTCCGGGACCCGCATCCGGTTCCACAGGTCCGCGCTGCTGTCCCAGTTGTCCTGAAGCAGGTTCTCGAGGAGCCTGGTTTCCAGGGCCTCGCGCAACTTGTTGAGGCTGAGGGGCTTCTTGGGCTTTTTACGCGTGCCTTCCTTGCCTTCCTTGGCTTGCGTGGTCATGCGGGGACCTCTTCCTTGTCCTTGAGTCTCTTGAAGGCCTCGGTTTGCGTGAAACGGACCCAGACGAAGGTGCCTTCCGGGGTACGCCGCTGCCGCTCCCAGATCGGCTCGCCTGCGGCCGGCCGGGAGAAGATGCGGAACTTGCCCGCGCGCAGCAGGGCGTCCGCGGACAGGCGATACTTGGACTTCCGGCGGGCGGGCTCTTTCGCCTGTTTGGGCATGTCAAACTCGAACTCCATCCAGACGCCCTCATAGTTGCACTGGCTGCAGATCATCATGCCGCAATCGCAGCCGCACGGGCAGCGGCCCACCAGAGTGCTGTTGCAAGCTGGGCACCTCATTGCTCCCATTGCTCACCTCCAGTGCAAGCGCCTGTACTGGTCTGACTAGGCCGCCAGCGGCCTGGGCCAGCTCGCTCCCTCGCGTTGGCCATTGATCAGGCGGTCGGCCATGACCTCGGCCATCTTAAGAGCGTCCGGGCCGTCGTCGTAGGTCCCATTCGGGAATTCCTTCATCTGGGCGACGAGCAGCCGGCCGCCGCGCGTGTTGCGCACTCGCAAGCGCTTCTGGGCGAGGTACGTGCCCAGGGTCCGGATGCGGCTCGGCTTGGGCTCCGTGCTGTTGATCGTCCAGATCGGCACCACCATGCCGCGCTCGCCGGCGACGCGCTGGAACGCAGTAGCGACGAGTTCCTGGAAGCCGTTGATCTCGACGACGAACGCCTGGGGCTTCCAGGCCCGAATCAGGTCGAGGCCATCGCCCACGATGCTGCGGCCGCAGGCGTGGCTCTTGAGCGGCTCGACCGGCCGGCCGTTGTCCAGGTCGGCATCGACCCAGAGGTTGCCGGCAGGGTCCACGGCGAGCTGGACAAAGGCCGAGTAGTCCCCGCTCTTGGCCTTCCTGCCCTTGGAGGGATCCAGGCTCATGACCCGGGCCCGCCAGGCGAAGTCCGGCCAGTCGTCGAACCAGATCCCAGGCCCAAAGAACTCGGGGGGCCATTCGGTGCTGCCCGGGGCCACCGGATCCTGCTGGTAGATCGAGTACCAGTCATACGGGCTGGCCGCCCGCTTGCGTTCCAGACTCTCCAGGGAGTGCCGGGCGGGCCACAGGGCCTCGCCGAGCTGCCGCGGATCCTCGGGGCTGTCCAGGACCTCCAGGACCTCCCGGATCGCGGGGAACTTGACCACGGTCCACTGGTCGGCCTTCGGGTCCTCGAGCTGCCGCTTGAGCAGCCGGCCGGGGACGTCGTCCTGGTTCCAGCGCGTGCACGTGATCAGGATCCGCGTGTCGTTGTGCGAACGGCTGAGGAAGTCGCCGTTGTACCAGCCCCACGCGCTCTCCCGGCAAGCCGGGCTCTCCGCCTCCTCACGCCCCTTGATCAGGTCGTCGATGATCCCGAAGTCCATGGGCCGGCCGGTGATGCCTCCGCCGACGCCGGCCGACTTGTAAGAGCCGCCGGTGAGCTGCCCGAGGGGGTCAATCACCTCGAACTCTTCGCGGTTGCGTAGCGGTTGGGGGCCCGCCACGGTCCGCACGTTCTTGCCGCCGATCCTGGAGCTGGGGAACAGTTGCCGGTACCGGGGCCCGTCCACGATCTTCTGGACGTCGCGGTTCATCGCACTGGCCAGGTCCGCGGTATAACTCGCGGTGATGATCCTCGAGGCCGGCTTGCGCCCGAGGATGTAGGCCGGCAGCCGGCGGCTGACCGCCTCGCTCTTGCCGTGCTGCGGCGGCATGAAGACCATGAGCCGCGTAATGTCGCCAAAGACGAACCGGTCCAGGTAGCTCGACAAGACGCGGTGATGCCAGGAGGCGTCATAGGCCGGCATCGTGTACGTCGTGAAATCAAGCAGGCCGCTGCGGGCCCGCCGCCGGCGGAGGAGCTCCTCGGCCGCCTGGCTTCGGCTCACCTCGGGCAATCTGAGCGAGCTGCTCATCCGTGAGGTCCTCGGCGCCCACCTGGTGCCGGACCTTGCCCGTGTGGTCAACCTGGTAGCGCTCCCTGTACTTCTTGGGCTTGTGGGCCTTGGCGAGGAAAATGGCGAGCGTGTCGCTGTACTTGCGGATCAGCAGCGGGACCAGCCTGGCGCCCGCCGGCGCAGTCTCATTGCCCGCCTCATCGATCACAGGCGCGACGTGGTTGCCCTCCTTGTCTACCCAGCAATACGCCAGCTTGCCGCCGCTGGTCACCGG